ATAAGTGGTAATGGTCCTTCTAATTTTAGTTTTCAAGGATCATTTACAAAAAGTGACGGATCTTTCTTTATACCATCTGATAGTATCACCGTTAACACCATCTCAAACGCTTCTAACGGTGCTGAAGTTGAAGATGTGTCTTCTATTAAGTATTTTGCTCCAAGACTTTATTCAGCACAATATAGAGCAGTTACACCAAGAGATTATGAGGCAATAATTCAAGATATTTTTCCAAAAACTGAGTCAGTTGCAGTCGTTGGTGGAGAAGAGTTAGATCCACCAAAATTTGGTCAAGTTCAAATTAGTATTAAACCCAAAGGTGGTACTTATGTATCAGATTTTGACAAAACACAAATCAAAAATAAACTTAAGAACTACGCTATCGCTGGTATCAATGCCACAATAGTTGATTTAAAAATACTATATGTGGAACTTAACTCTACAATCTATTATAACCCTGCACAGGTCGCTTCAGCATCAAATTTAAGAACAACAATCGTATCATCATTAGATAATTATGCTAGGAATATTGAGATAAACAAATTTGGTGGCAGATTTAAATATAGTAAATTAAATACATTAATTGATCGTGTTGATAATGGTATTACATCAAATATAACAAAGGTTATAGTGAGAAGAGATTTGAAGGCACTTTTAAATCAGTTTGCTCAATATGAATTATGTTACGGTAATCGTTTCTATATTAACCCAGCTGGATATAATATAAAGAGCACAGGATTTACTATAAATGGATTTTCACAGATTGCTTATATAACTGATGTTCCAAATAAAACTATCTCTGGTGCTTTAGATGGTAGTTTAAAAGGAACTCTTTCTGTCGTCACCAAGAATAATCAAGGTCAGCAAGTAGTTTTGATAAAGGATGCTGGTATAGTTGATTATAAAAAAGGTGAAGTCATATTGAATACAATTAATATTACGTCAACTGTAAGTGAGAATAATATAATTGAGATTCAGGCTTTCCCAGAATCAAATGATGTTGTCGGTTTAAAAGATTTATACCTTAGTTTTGATGTATCGAATAGTACAATAAATACAGTTAAAGACGTAATCGCTTCAGGTGAAGATGTTTCAGGAGTAGTATTTACAAGAGATTACTATACATCAAGTTACTCTAATGGAGATTTAGAGAGGAAATAATTTATGTCACATATTGACAAAAGAATACAAGTCAATACGATTATTGAAAATCAGTTACCTGATTTTGTCTTGGATGATTTTCCAAACGCTGTTGAGTTTTTAAAACAATATTATATTTCTCAAGAGTTTCAAGGTGGTCCTAGTGATTTAATTTCAAATTTTGATCAGTATTTAAAAGCAGATAATTTAGTTCCAGAAGTTATTGTTGGTTTTACTACAACAACAGCAAGTATATCGACCACAGATACTACAATAAATGTTTCGAGTACAAAAGGTTTTCCTTCTGAATATGGATTACTTAAAATTGATGATGAAATAATTTCTTATACAGGTATTACCTCAACTTCATTCACAGGTTGTATTCGTGGATTTAGTGGTATCACTGGATATAATGTTGGTATATCATCTTCATTACTTGAAATTAATCGTGAAAGTTTAAAATTTGAAGATACACATTCAAACACACATGAATCTGCATCACAAATTCAAAACTTATCAGTATTATTCATACAAGAATTCTTCAAGAAATTAAAGAAAACATTTTTACCAGGTTTAGAAAATAACGATTTTTCAGAAAAATTAGATGTTGGGAATTTTGTAAAATTTGCACGTTCTTTTTATCAATCGAAAGGTGTAGAAGAATCAATAAGAATTTTATTTAAAGTACTGTATGGTGTAGAATCAAGAATACTTGACCTTGAAGGAAATCTAATAAAACCATCTGATGCTGAATTTATACGTCGTGAAGTTATTGTTGCTGATTTAATTACACCAACTGGAGAACCACAAAACCTAACTGGTCAAACTATTTTTAAATCAACTGATTTAGCGACAAACGCTTCGGTTTCAGAAGTTGAAATACTTAAAAGAGAAGGAAAAGATTTTTACAAAATAGCATTATTTGTTGGATTTAGTGACAGAGACTTAATTGAAGGTGTATTTACGGTACCAGGTAAAACAAAAGTAGTTGGAGGAGCAGTAGCAGGTGCAACAATTATAGATGTAGACTCAACTGTAGGTTTTGGAACGACAGGGACAATTATAAGTGGTTCAAATTCACATATAGATTATACATCTAAATCTTTAAATCAGTTCTTTGGATGCACTGGAGTTGGTGTGGGTATAGGAACAGCAGAGGATCTAAGAGCAGATGAAACTATATTTGGTTATGAAAATGGTGATTTATCCAAAAGAGTTGATTTAAGAATTACAGGTGTTTTATCTGAGTTAGTTCCAATCACAGATATAACTCTAATTAATGAACAAGAAAACTTGTTTGTAAAGAATATTGGTGAAAAAGTAGAAAATGATGGTAAAAATTATAAGCAAATATTTGCCAACTCTTGGATATACAATACTGGTTCAAGATTTCAAGTAGAAATTAATGGTTCAACATTTAAATTTAAAACATTACTTGATAAATCTTCATTGAAAGTTGGTGATAGATTTGAAATACTTAAAAGAAACCAACAATCTGTAGTTGGTGGTGGTACAGTTGGTAGTATAGATGTTACTTTAAATCAAGTAAATGCAACAAACATCGCTGGTTTTACACAAGATCCAAATCAGTTGTATGATATTCGCAGAGTTATAGAAAAAGTTTCAAGTTCAGGAGTTTCTTTAGCAAAAGGTAATGATAAAATTGTAGCAGATACTTTAAATGTTTATGTTGATGGTAATGTTGACGGTTATTCAGCATCAAACTCTTTACCAAGTTATAATATTACTTCTAATATAATTGAAGAAACTTTAGTTGGTGGAACTGCTGCAGGTTTAGATGGATTTAGTAGTCTTAATGAAAGATATAGTTTTATTAATTTTCCTCTTTCAAGGAATATAAAATTTATTCAAGGTGATGAAATTGTTTATCAACCAGAGGGTGACGGATTTATTGGATTGGATACTGGTAGAACATACTTCGTAGATCCAGTGATACCTGATGATCCAAATCAAGATATAACAAAGATAAGAATATTTAATTCAAATTCACAGATAGGAACAGCAAGCACCGTTCAAGTTGGTCCTACTACATCAACTACTGACATACACAGGTTTGTTTTAAAAAGACATAGCACCAGAGTATTAGACTCAGATAAAATTTTAAGAAAATTTCCTCTTTCTCAAAACTTATTTGTACCATCACAACAAGATGTTCCAACAAATGATATTGGAATGTTAATTAATGGTGTGCAGATACGTTCTCCAATTTCTGATAATCAAATATATTTTGGATCTCTAGAGTCAATTGACTTGTTAAACTCTGGTAGAGATTATGATGTTCTAAAACCACCAATTATTGGAATTGAAACTAGCACAGGTGTTGGTGCAGCAGCTGAGCCAATTGTTCGTGGAACTGTAAAAGATGTGTTTGTAGACCCACAACCATTTGATATTGACGCAGTAACGAGTATATCTTTAACAGGTGGTAATGGAAGTGGTTGTGTACTAGAGCCAATACTAGGAACAAGAAATAGGGAATTAGAATTTGATAGTAGAGATGTGTTTTTTAATGGTGGTGTTGATATTGTTAATGAAACAATCACATTTAAAACAAATCATAATTTAGTTGATGGACAATTAATTTACTATAGTGCAAATAACAATGCTCCTATAGGTATTGGTACAGCGTATGACTTAGAAAATAAAATTACTGATACTCTCTCTGATGGTGCTCCTTACTATGTAAGAACTGTTAATCCATCTACAGTAAGAATTTTTAATACACCAACAGATGCTACATTCGGCACTACTGGTATCAACACTGTTGGTTTATCTACAGATACAGCAGCAAGTGGTATTCATAAATTCAGTACAGAGAATAGAAATACTCTAGTTGCAGTAAAAGTTTTAGAGGAGGGTTCTGGATATACTCACCGTAAATTAAGAGTTAAACCTATTGGTATATCAACAACATTAAATGTAGTTACATTTAAGAATCACGGTTTCCAAAGTGGGGAGATTATTGAATATAGTGCAGAAACATCTGTTATACAAGGTTTGACAACTACATCATCATATTATGTTAAAAAATTAACAAATGATACATTCCAATTAGCAGATGCTGGTATAGGTGCTACTTCAATTGCTGACTATAACAGAGGTAAATATGTTGATTTTAAATCAAGTGGAGAAGGATTCCAAATATTTGAATATCCAGAAATCAAAGTAAATATTAGTGTCTCATATGGTTCAACTGTTACTGGTGATATTACAATCACACCAGTTGTAACAGGTGAGTTGATTGGTGCATATTTGTATGAGGAAGGTACAAATTACGGTTCAACAATTTTAGATAAAGAAGTTATTCCTAAAGTTTCAATTGAGAATGGTAGATTTGCTGAGTTTAAACCTATCGTTGTTGGTGGTAGAATTACAGATGTTGCAGTTGTCAATAGAGGAAGAGAGTATAATTCAAGTCCCGATGTTAGAGTTATATCAACAGGTCAAGGTGCAGGTGCTGTTGTCCGTCCAGTTGTTGAGAATGGATTTGTAATTGATGCTATAGTAACAAATCCAGGTATCGGTTATGATTCAAATACAACAGAAGTCAGAGCATTTCCAAGAGGTAGTAATGGTAAATTCTCTGCAAGAGTTAGAAGCCTTACTTTAAATAATGCGAGTAGATTCGGTGATACTCAATTAACAGAGAAAGTTGACTCTCTCAAGTTCAGTGTTTTAGGATATTCTCAAGAGATTGCAAATACATTTGAAAATACATTTTCAATCAATTCAAATGGCGAATTTAATCAGATTACTGGACATTCACCAATTATTGGTTGGGCATATGATGGAAATCCAATCTACGGTCCTTTTGGATATTCTGAACCCGATAATATTAACTCAGAATTAAAAATAATTAAATCATCTTATAAAACAGATATAACTCGTGTTATTAACAGACCAACTGGTTATGCACCAGGTTTCTTTGTAGAAGACCATGTATTTGATGGTTCAGGAGACCTTGATATTCATAATGGTCGATTCACTAAGACTCCTGAGTTTCCTAATGGAATATATGCATATTTTACTTCAGTAGGATTAGGAACTCAAACTAACAAACTTGAGGGAGTTTATCCCTATTTCATAGGTAATACTTATAGATCACCATTTATAACTGAAAATCAAATATTAGATCATGACTTTAACTTTAATAATTCACAATTAAGAAGAAATACAAAACCATATAATGTAGATGAAAAATTTGCTGGTAATGACTTTGTTGTTGAATCATATGAAAAGATAAGACAGTTATCAGTCATAGAATCAGTTACTAAAGGTGATGTAGATTCTATTACTATTCTAAATGGTGGACAAGATTATAAAATAGGGGACTTGACTGACTTTGATGATGAGGAAACAAATGGATCAGGATTCTCCGCACAAGTAAGTGAAATAGTAGGTATAGGTGTATCACGCATAGACACTGCTATCACACCATTTAATACTGCTGTTTTTGAATGGAGAGGTCAGAGTGAGGTTGTAGCAAAATATTTCCCATTCATTGAATTAAATGATCAAGATGCAGTATCAATTTCAGGTTTAAGCACAAATATAACAAATCTAACAGATGCTTTTAATGTAGGTGTAACCACAGCAAATACACAATTATCAGAAGCAATGACCGTTGGTAGTGTCGCTGGATTAGTTCAAGATATCTCAGTCAAATCCATACCTAACACAATCAGTGTGGGAAGCTCTCTAAGGGTTGGTTCTGGAAATACGACAGATACTGAATTAGTTAAGGTTATTAACTTCTTTCCAAGTAGAAAAATAATAAGGGTAGAAAGGACAACTGGTATTGCTCATACTGTTGGTTCAACTGTTGACGTTTTAAATACAGAAATTAGTATTCCAGTTAATACTACGAAGTTCAATTCAGAATCTAATGACATAATTTTCTTTAATGGTCCTCAATCAGTTGGTGTAGGAACAACTGTCGGTGGTGCTATCGAAGTAGATGAGTTTATTGGTGGATTAGATAATCAAGTTTCAATTCCAACAAGGACAATTCGTATTCCAAATCATCCATTTACTAATGGTCAAAAGTTAACAATCAATAAACGAAACGGAGCAAATCGTTTTGATGTTGGTACAACCAACCTTGTAACTGAATTTAAACTACCATTCTTAGGATCAAATTCAACTGAAGTATTTGTAATCAATAAAGGAACTGATAATATTGGATTAGTTACTACAAGAGTTGGTATTGGAAGCACAAGTGAAGGTTTATTCTTCTATTCTAAAGGGTCTATATCTGGTATTAACTCGTCATTATATTTCTTACAATCACAAAAAGAACAAGTAACGGGTGACATTGATAAAATTGTAACAACAGTATCAACTAATGTATCAGCGGCTGACACAACAACTCATAATTTAGTTGAAAAGGATGTAGTTAGAATGAATGTTGTTCCAAATCTCGTTGTTGGAATAGGAACTACAACACCGATTGCTGTAAATTATAATTCTGAATTTGAAAAATTACTTATCAATCCAGTTACATTTATTGCTTCAGATGTAGAGACTAATCAAATTGATATAGTTGATCATGGATTTAAAACAGGAGATAAAGTTTTTTATGATGGTTCAGCAACAGGTTTAAGCACTGGAACTTATTTTATTAACAGAGTAAGTAGTAGAAGATTTCAACTTTGTGAAACAATTGAAGATTTAAACTCAAATCCAGTTAACGTTACCTCAATAACAGCAAATACAGGTGGAACTCAATCGATTGCACCAATTAATCCTAGAATTGATGTAGTTAAAAATTCCAAATTAACATTTGGTCTCTCAAGCACCACTTTAGCAGATTTTGATTTTAAACTATACTATGACAAAAACTTAACCAATGAGTATTTAAGTTCACAAGATGGAACATCTTTTAATGTTGGAACTGCAGGTACAATCGGAATTGGAACAAATAATACTGATCCAATAGGTGCTGCTTTAACTGTTCAATATTCACCATCAGCACCAATTACTTTATATTATGGTTTATCAAAGGGTGGTTTTATAAGCACTGCTGATACTCAAGTTTCAAATTATTCAGAAATAAGATTTATTGATAGTGAATATAATGGTGAGTATCAAATATCTAATGTTACTGACGATACTTTTCAATTCTCACCCAAGATACCAGAGTTCTTATCTTACACAAGTGCTGATTGTGAAAAGTTAGAGTATTCAACTAAATCAACATCAGTTCATGGTGCAATTAAGAATTTTAGAATTCTATCACCAGGTTTTAATTATAAAAAATTACCTCAATTTAAGAAAGTTAATAGTGTAAGTGGAACAGACGCAAACATAATTGCAGCATCTAGAACAATTGGTAGAATTAAAAAAGTTAGAATTATTGATATTGGATATGAATATTCATCTGATAAAACTTTAGGACCTGAAGCGTTTATATCACCAGTTGTTAACATTGATAACCTTGATGTAATTGCATCAGTGAATATTATCAGTGGTGGTGCTGATTATATGAGTTCACCTAATTTGATTGTATTCAATCCAATTACCAACACTGTTGTTGATGATGTTTCACTACAACCATTTGCTCCTAATCAAACTATTTCAAAGGTAGATGTATTATCACCTGTAACAGGACTCGATTCTGTTGTGCACAAAATTATATCAATCAATAATTCAAACGGGGTAGGTATAAACTCAGTTCAAACAGGTGGATCTGGGATTGTTACTTGCTTCCTTGAGACACCTATAAACGGGTTTGACGTGCAACCTTTTGCTGTCGGTGATGAAATATATGTTGAAGGTATACAAAGGGTAGGAGAAGTCAGTATCGGTGCTACGCAAGGTGGTATATCTACTAATACAACTGTTGAAGGAACTGGTTATAACTCTGATGATTATAATTATCAATTCTTTGATGTCACGAACTACGTCGCTGGCACACAATGTATAGTTACATTTAGTTTAGCAGGTCTTACAACAAATCCAGGTATTGCTAAAACATTCCAATCAGGATATGCAACCTTAGTTAATCAAAATAATTATCCAGAGATAACTCCATCTCAGAAAAGAGGTATATTTGAATTAAATGAAAGATTAACAGTAAATAATAATATTTCAGATTTAATAGTTGTAGATAT